AACAACGTTACGTAGATGCTTTGTATTATGATTTGAATGAGCTCAAGGCCCAGAAAAATCCTTATACTGATCGATTATCAATTGGCCGAGAGACACTTTCAGCAAATCCGTATGCAATTTCTCTGAGTACATAAATGAAGCCAGCCGCTGTTGGAATTGTTGTCGCCATAACCGTCTACGCACTTACCAAAGACTTGAAAATCGCACTTATAGTGACTGCGGTCCATATGATAGCCCACTCACTTTGATATTCCGCCTGAATGTAATATGAAAAGACCCACAATAATGAAACCAAGCCCTAGATACTGACTAGGCGTATTTAATCTTTCTCCCAAGATTAAATACGCAGCGACTGATTCTAAAAGTGCGGATACTCCGTCCCACATCCCATTTACGTAAAGAATATTGCCTTGTTTTAGACTTTTTATCAAGAAATATACAATAGCAATATACCCAGCAGACCCTGCCGCAAAATTACCAGCTCCACCAGATCTCGCAAATGCTTTGTATTTAAAGTCACCGAATATTTCCGCGAGACTCATCAATATTACATTTGATGCACTCATTCTTGTTAAAAAGTCTAGAAAATAATCTCGTCACTATTTAAACATGTCTGGCGGAATTACTCAATTGGTAGCAACCGGTGTCCAGGACGCATATTTATCCGGTAACCCAGAGATATCGTTCTTTCGCAGTTCATACAAGAGGTACACCCACTTTGCCTCAAATATCGAGCGTCAGCTTATTCAGGGCAATCCTAATCAGAACGGAGTGTCTATCATACGTTTCGAGAAGAAAGGCGACCTTCTTAGCCATGTGTACCTTACAGCCCTTGATGCAAACGTTGCAAGTAACGTGAATGTAAACTGGTCCACTGTCATATCCAAGATGGAACTCATGATTGGTGGCCAGATTGTTGATACTCAGGATTTTACATGGACTTCTAACATTGAGCCAGTTGTTGGGGCCCAGACATTTAGCAACAAGACATACAAAAAAGATCAGGCTTCATCAGTCTTTTTCCCTCTTAAATTCTTCTTCTGTAAAGATTGGCAGAACGCACTGCCCCTCATAGCCCTTCAGTACCACGACGTGGAGATTCGTATCACCTGGTCTCAGCCAAACGCATGGGATCAGTACGCAGTCTGGGCCCGTTTCATCTACCTCGACAATGATGAGCGCGAGTGGTTCGCCAAGAAGCAGCACGATATGCTTATTCAGCAGGTGACTCGCGTACCCATATCTGCCCAGAACAACTACGAGTTTGCTCTGTCTCAGCCAATCAAGTACATTGCATTCGAATCTAATTCTTATGCATCTGTGTACAATACAAACGTTCCACTCGTGAATACATCTACTACTCTTCAGATGCTCAGTTCTTCATTGCCTACTACATCATGTGCTAACTTACAGGCAATTACTCCAGTTTTCACAGGTCCATCTTACATTTCAGCAGTTACTGGAACTGTTAACTTCACATTTTCTTATCAGTCACAGGCAGCTCCCTCAGTTCCAGCTGGCCAGGTAATTGATCTTGCCCCGTTGACACTCACAGCCCAGGGGACAATTGCAAATGCAGCAACTTCTGCAACATTAACATTCCCCGGTAATTTGACCTCTTTATATGGTACTAACTTTTACCGATCATCTGGCACTGGTGCACTGATTTCACTCACCGGTTCTTCAAATCCACAAAGTATAGTCGTTGGTTCGGCGACATATTCATCTAGTTCAAATACTACCTCATTCGCAATGACATGGACAAATGCTACAAATGCTGCAGTCACGAATCCAGTAGTTACTTTTATTCCAGTGGGTACACCATTTAATACAATTACTACAAATGCAGCCCCGACAGCTACAGCTACATCAGTTACTTTGGCATTCGGTTCTACTACAGCTCCAACTGTAGGTCAACAGGTAGCAATTCCTCAGATAACTGGACAGGCTATAATTACAGCATCTTCTACAACTTCCGTTACTATTACATACCCTTCACAGACGGTACCGGTCATTCCGAGCGGTCAAGATTTCTTCATTTATCCTCCAAGTGTAACTGTTGATGTCGCGTATACCCCTGTCAGTCTTAACCAGGGCTCCGCAGCCGCTGCGAACATGCAGTTCAAGGTCCAGATTAACGGTAATGACATCGGCGAGTCTCGTCATTTGCCCCACTGGCAGGACATTAACCAGTACTATCTGACTCCATTTGGATATGATTCAGTCATTCCAAATAATGTGGTGATAGTTCCATTTTGTCTGGACACTTCCAAACTTCAGCCGACTGGCACTCTCAACTTCAGCCGTATCGACACTTTCCGCCTGATTTGCCCGAGCCAGACAAATTTCCAGCAATTGTCAAGGACCGGTGCTGGATCATTCTTCTATGCAGTAAATTACAACGTCCTGAGAATTCAGAATGGCATGGCAGGTCTCCTCTACAGCTCTTAGGCCGTCATCTGAGGCCTAAACCCACATGCGCCACTTTCAACTGCAATGTCAGCTACACTGTCAACACGCTGATCTGCCGGTTTCATCATCATCATTGGGTCAACAAACATGGATAATTTTCCTGACCTTTTTAAGATTATGTAAGCTACGATGGCAATAAGTATCAAAAGAACAATATTGCGATTTTTCATTTTATATTATCTAGGATATTATTTAGGGATGACAAATGAATTATTCTACGAGACACAAGGCAATTGCCATACCCATGTATTTTATAAAAGGCGAACCGCATTTCCTTCTTGTACATGATAGGAGATTTAGAGAATGGACGTTTGTGACTGGAGGTTGTCGTAAGCGAGAAATATACAACCCACTCAGATGTGCCCTCCGTGAACTCGAGGAAGAAACGAGAGGAGTTGTAAATATAACAAGTGGCCAATATTCATATTACAGATTTAACGTAAAGGACGATTGTGACGATATGAACAATATATATCATGTATACATCATCGAGTTCCCAATGACTTTACCTGAACAAGAAAAGATTATAAATAAATTTAATACGAAAAAGGATCTTATGGATAAAAATCAAATTCGTTTCAAAAAACAATATGATGAGAATGATTTTTTGGATTTCGATACCATTGGAGGAATGAAAACGAGATCGAATGTATGGAATATGATTGATAATTTCGTCCTTTCCAACTCGGAATTCTACAAGGCACTCAATTCGAGATCCCGCACGTCATTCAATTTAAAAAATAAGTTCGCTGATAAATAATGAGCACAGCGCAGAGATTTGCAGGTACAAAAACAGTTCACACTCATGTACTTCTAAATGGAGGAGTTCTGGATGTGACTCCAAAACAAGTTGAAAATTTTTTTAATGTATATATCTCTGATATTTTACATGGTGAACGTTTATATGTCGCAGAAAAACGACTTTCACTATTTAAATTCTTTTTGGATATAGACTTTTATGCACAAGATGACGAAACTATTTGTTACGAAAAAGTTGCGATCGAACTTGCAAAAATTATAGATGGAGGTGAATGTATAATAGCAGTAGCACGTCCGAGACACACACCCAAGGGCCTAAAATTTGGTATGCACATCATATGGCCGGAGCTCATCGTGAATCTGAAAAAGGCCCAGGCGCTTCGACTGAAGGTACTTGACGAGTTTGCGAATGAAGATTGGATTGATGGTATTTCTTCGGCCCTTCGTATGTTATGGTCTTTCAAGAATGAATCAACCAGTACATATTACGTTCCATTTGGTAAGGTACACATCTCTGGCTCGTTTGAAGAATTTAAGGATGTCAAACCGACTGTAGAATTTTTACGAATGTTTAGTATACAGACACCACAGACCGAGATGGTACCAGATGAATCTGAAAAACCAGACAGTCACGGAATTGAAAGCTATATACAAAAGAATATACCTGGCCAATCGAGCGCAAAAATTACAAAGATGGAAAAAACAAAAGATGGTAACTCGTGGTGGCTTGCAACAAACTCGAGATATTGTGAAAATATAAAAGGACATCACAGATCAAATCACGTTTGGTTTATGTTAAACTCGAAAGGGCATCTTATGCAAAAATGTCTTGATGATAATTGTAAAACTTTCAAGAGTAGAGAATATAAAATACCGCATATATTAGTACCGAAAAATGCTATTCTGGCTCGCTCTACTTTTTGTAATGTGTATGATTATTTTCCAGACGGATGGAACAAAGAAAAATTTATGGCGACTTGATAAATTTTCTGGTCTAGCTCCGGAATTATACGAAAAGGCCAGAAACGGAGACAATAAAGCACTCGGCGATTTAGCGAATCACATACCAATGGAGTTTGCGGACGAATATGAAGAAGCTTTTAAAGAAACAATGAACTATACTATATAAATGGAAATTGCCGAACAGACGCGTAGCAGATCAGGGCGCATTATAAAAAAACCAGAGAGGTACACCCCTAATGAAGTCGTAGTTGACGATTTTAAAGAAGATGAATATGACACTGACGAAGATGAAGAAGATGACGATTTTACAGATAGTGACAATGGAAGTTCAGAAGGCAGTCTTGTTGATTTTATAGACGATGAAGAAGACGAAGCGGACGAAGCGGACGAAGCGGACGAAGCGGATGACGAGGAAGAAAATAATGAGTAATTGTAAAATGAGTTTTGTTTATAAGGTTACCAAGTCTCTCAGAGCGCGTAGAAATGCGCTTATGAGGGCACTTTTAATGGGTAAACATAAAAGTACTTTGTCTAAACATTTATCGACTCTTGGAAAGAAAAGTCGCCCTGAAAATACATCTAAATATGCACGCGATAAGCGGTGGCTTGCAAAGATCTAAACTCGACCTGGTTCTGGTATTACCCAGCCAGGAACTGTGAGATTTAATAAACTAGTATCCTCATCTTCCATGACACTCGTCGAAGAAAACATTTGACCTACTATTTCGTAACCAATCATATTTTTATTTACAGGAACAGCATTCATATCATATACATCTGGTGGTAAAGTTGAAGACATATCAAGTGCGCCTTGATCTTTACCTACCATAGGATAATTCCTTTGATTCACTGAACCTAAAATATCGAAATATACTCCACCATTATTTGTAGCACATGCAGACATGTCTAATTTTTCAGAAGGATTTGCGAGATTTACGCATTCAGATTCTACTATTCCTGCTACTGGAGATGTTTCTATTATTCCAGGCCCAACTGGAGATACATTTTTTAAAGGACAATAGACTGTTTTACAACACTCTGGATTTGCATCTGGCTTTCCACAGTATTCGCAATCTACCTTTTCGATTGCACATGGAGAAGGTTTAGGTGATGATGGGACAGTACTAACTCCCGGACAATATATTTTACAAAATTCCTGGTCCGCATCTGGTAATGTACAATATTCTGCACAATCTATTGATTCGTCGAAATAAGAATTTCTATTTTGTACTATCAAAAAAGTCAAAAGTACCAATAGAAGTAATATCTGAAATTTCATTGCTTATTATATTCTGTATATTTAATTTTTGTTTGATATCAAAACCTTTAAGATTATCGATGAGAGATACATCGGCACTCAATACGGGAGATGACTGCATATTTGGTTGTGGTGATGTCTCCGAGTCCTTATAGATTTGTGTGCTTTCGTCGTATCCTTTCCACGAATCCTGAGCTTTTTGCATAGGCTTGAGTGCCTCTTCCGGATATTCGCTTATATCATCAAGATATTCATTATCCCACCCCTGTATACCATTCGTCTCAGTTGTTACTGGAGTTGGAGGGACAGTAGATCCTCGCGTCATACGAGGTGAAGGAGAAGGCTGCTGGGGCATGGTCATGGGCGAAGGCTGCTGGGGCATGGTCATGGGAGAAGGCTTCGGGGGCATGGTCATGGGCGAAGGCTGCTGGGGCATGGTCATGGGAGAAGGCTTAGGGGGCATGGTCATGGGAGAAGGCACTGGAGATTTCATCATAGGAGACTGAGACCCGAATGTTGATCTCTTAGGCGCTGGTAGAATCAGGACCAGTACCAACGCTATCAGGAGAAACATCTGGAGTGGGCTCTTCATCATTCTTTACTAGTTTGCTTATATTTTCTTTTGTGCGGCGCTCGATCTCCTCATTGACCTTGGCATCTGCAAGAGCTACGAGCTCCTGCACAGTCTTGTCTGGAAACTCTTTACGAAGTTCCTCGACAATTTCTGCTGGATGTGGGATGGGAGGTACATCTGGCTTTGTGTAAAACTTGGAATTCTCGTCGCTTGCATCGATATATGGTGTGTCGCTTCCGGGAATAGGCTTTGCGAGCATGTCCCTCTTGCGCTTCTCGAACATAGAAGCAGCAAGGCGCTGATTATCACGATACTTTGACATAATTTCCTCAAGTTTCTCATCGGCGTAATGAACATCATCAATATGGTCCCTGTCAGGTGGAACCAAAAGCCATTTGTACATATCTACAACGTAAATATCGAATGTCGCATCATCCTTCTGCAGACGTTTTGCGTGACGCTCAGCATCCTCACGAGTCACAAAGGTTCCACGAATCTTGATTCCAAACTTTTCTGTCTTCTGTGGACAGTCTGGCCCAACGATTGACAGACAAGCAAAATTCTGACCGGGCACAGTAAGATAATCCTGCTCAAGTGAATCCATTTCTAATATACACGAGATTAAAAACTTTAAGCTACTAGAAAATATAATGAGGCGAGTAAATAATGATATCAAACGAGACTTTATTCAGAAATGGGTACAAAAAGGATCCAAAGTCCTCGATGCTGGGTGCGGACAAGGCGGTGATATTCACAAATGGAATTCGCTCGGCGTAGAACTCGTAGGGTTTGATCCAAATATTGCGGCTATACAAGAAGCGCGCTTGAGATCATCGCAGAAACGTTGGAAAGTCGAGCCCAGATTTTTAGTCGGAACCATAGAAAACGCCCCTCTTGAAAAGTTTGATGTCGTGTGTTATAATTTTTCATTCCATTACCAAGATGAGGCCAAATACTCAGAAATACTAAAGAGACTGAAGTCAGGAGGACTGTTAATAGGAATCGTACCAGATCCTGAACGGTTTCATCTCGGCCAAGAGAACGGTATATCTATTGATTATGTAACCAAAGACATAATAAGTGTATATATTCCCGATACGCCTTATTATAAATATGGACCTATCACCGAACCAGTAGTTGAAAAGGAAAAAGTGACTGAAAATTTAAAACCAATGAAATTTATATCATGGGGCGACTCATTTTCAATTTATTCTAAATTTGTTTTCCAAATGTAAAGTAAGATGTTCAAGGGAATTTTTTTATGGTCTCTTATTTTTTTGATAGTGATTATAGTCATATTTAATCGAGAAGACAAAATGCTCAGAGAGATTAAAAAAAGATATAATATACTTGCTGATCATCTTCGGTTTCATGAAAAGTACAGTAATTTGTGCACCAATAGATCAATTATAACCGGTATGAAGAAAAAATCAGACACAATTGCCTATAATGTAAATAAAGGGTACGAAATTTACATCGCTATAGACAATGAGAGCGATGTAAATTCGGCAATGTATGTTCTCATACATGAAATGGCTCATAATACTGTTGCTGAATATGATCATTCTAAAGAATTTTGGTCAAATTTCAAGGAACTTAGACAAATTGCAAGTAACATAGGAGTTTATGTTCCTATAAAGGAATCAATGTATTGTGGGCAAAATATAAAAGATTCACTTCTTTAGGAACCTCATCGCAAAGAAAAAGATGAGTGCAGCTACAAGCACAGTAGCAATTGACCCATTCATCCCTTCGTAATTAGGGACCATTGATGCCAGTTTGGTCTGAATCATAGATGAAGTTGTAAGGGCCGCACTTACCCCAGCAATAAGTGCTGTATATTGTTCATCTGTCAAATTGAATGGATTTTTAGACTGTTTCTTTTTTGATGGCTGGGATGGCTCTTCCATTGCTAATCCAGATACGCGATTATTTGTCGGATTAAGATACATATCCCCCTGGGATGAAGACATAGTGGCTGGCCCCTGATCCATAAGGTCATCTATCGAACTTGTAAATTCCATCATTTTAGATTCTCCTAGGTTTTTTTCTTCGTTATTTTGGGGCGGTGGTGATGGTGTCTCCGGAGGTTTTATATTCTGAATAATACTCGAAGTTCCAGAAAAATCCATAGTCTCCATTTAAAAGAGGCCTGGAAAGTCTTATTAGTCAGAAACACGCGAGAAGTTTAATTCACATAGACTGAATCGGACTTGTACATTTTTTTGCAGTTTTAAGTATATCATTATGTTGTTTTCTTACAAAGAATAATCTTATAAGAACTGAAATTAAAACTATTGCTAATATCACAGTTGAAATAGTGAGACCAGTTTTTTTGTTCGAATTTGCTGAACTGAGACCATATCCGGATATAATCAAAGATGATAATACAATGAAAATTGTAAAAGTGTATACACTCGTCTGGAGTACACTACCCATGAGAGTGTTTCCGTCCTTGGGACTAACCTGATAACATATTCCCTTTTCTGTATATGTCGTACTGGCTGAATTACCCATCTTAATATTCACAAAGAAAATAGAAGGCTGACGCTTTATCCAATTAAGCTACGCGGCCCTGGGGTGACACTTAGACGACCACGGTGGGGCTCGAACCCACGCTCTTCAGCTGATCTTCTTTTTCTTTGTAGATACTAGTAATGGATCCCGAAATATGGGGGCCACCTGCGTGGGTTTTTATTTTTTCAGTCATAGATCAAATGCCTAATGGGGAAGTTCCGGATGGGTACGCATCTTTTTTCCAAAGTCTTGGCGACGTATTGCCATGCAGTATATGCAGGCGCCATTACCGGCGATATTGTATAGAAAACCCTATACCAATTCATTCGAGGGAGGCTATGCGCCAGTGGGCCCAGAACCTTCGTAGCCAAATTAGGGCCAGAAAGAAAACAGGCTTCTTTGAGAGAATTGCTCATCTCCTCCCCTGAGCCTCAAAACGAGATGTAAAGTCGACTCCTTCTGGATATTATAGTCAGACATGGTACGCTCGTCCTCAAGTTGCTTTCCAGCAAAAATAAGACGCTGTTGATCGGGAGGAATTCCTTCCTTATCTTGGATCTTTGCTTTTACATTAGAAATCGTATCGCTTGCCTCAACTTCTAATGTTATTGTTTTTCCTGTAAGAGTCTTTACAAAAATTTGCATATTTACTTATTCTATTCTAGGCCCCTCTTTTTAATTGGTCCCAAAATCCACGATTCTTGAGTTCGATCACCAGTAATTCTTTCGATTCCCTTGTAGGAAAGTAAACCTGTACGAAATCCTTTAGGAGGGTCTTGTATGGAAAAAGTTGAATGTACTCATCTACCAACTTTGTGTCAACCATCCTGCTTTTTCTCGAGCTTTTTAATTTTAGCATCTACTAGATGACTCCGCGAGTTGCTTTTATAACAGCAAACTTTGGTGGATACGAACTTTCTTGCAAATCTTTTAAACCTCAGTCAATCCCTTGTGATTTTATTTATTTTACGGATGCACATGTTACTGAACCGAATGGGTGGAAGATAGACAACACTCCGTGGCATGAAAAGATTGAGACCCCAAAGGGCCTCAGAAACTCTCTTGAAAATAATAAACACACAAACAATATTGCAAAATTTTACAAACAAAATTTTCAGTCAATTCCGATACTTTCGGAATACGAAATGATTATATGGGTAGATGGATCGATCGAAATAACAAGCGATACTGTGGCCGAAAAGTGCTTAGGTCATTCAGTCGTCGCGTGGAGGTACAATAACAGTCTCGAAAAGGAAGTTTCTGCTTCTCATATATCCAAATATATTTCGACATATTGGAATGGTCAAAATCAGCCGTATCAGGATGTAGATGAACAATACGAAGCCTATAAGGCAGACGGATGTCCTAACTTTGACTCGATATTTATAACATGTTTCATTGCATTTGATAATAAAGATCCTCAAGTCACAGAGTTTCTTAAGCACTGGTACCTTCAGACATTGATTCATACAAATGCCGATCAGATTGGATTCGTGTATTCATTGTACAAGTACGGGATCAATGTTCTGGCACTGGAAGCCCCAGATGTATGCCAAGAGACTGAATATTATACAAAAAGGCCCCACGAAGGACTTAAGCAAAATGGATCGGTAACAGTTATAGAAGACCCTTTTATGCTCTTGAGGCACACCTCTCAGCCAGAAGGATCGTATTATCTTACTATTGGTCACGACATGACAGTAATTCAGCATTTTAGGAGTTTTCTGAAACCAACTGATGAGGTGTATCATTTAGCCGATACATCGAATCTTGCCGCACTCATGAAGAAGCAGACTGGTAAATTTGTATCTGTACTGTGTCTCATAAATATAAGAGACCAAGAATCTATAGATTTTATATCATGTGTGACTGATAAGAAGACTGAGGTCATTATTATTACTTTTTAATGACTGAGATGGAGCTTGTTTTTTTCGTCAACTGAGCATTTTGGGTCGGATTTGGTTTATAGTGCTTTTGATGATATTTCCACATGGCCTCTGAACCTACCCTGAAATTTTTACGAATAGGCGCCTTGTAATAAAATACACAATCTTCGAGTTTGTTTGATTTACTCGTGTTATCAAGAACCAGACATTCGTAATTTTCTGTGCACGCATTCATAACTTGGTTAAAAATTTCAAATGATGGAAAGACCCCGAAGAATGCTTTGTAAAGTCTTTCCCTGTTTTGAATCACATTTTCCCTGAGAATAAATACATAATCAACATTTGCCCTGAGATCAGGACTCAAGTCCATACAGTACTGCATGGTCAATAAAAAGAAAATTTTCCAGTGACGACCATTCATAAAACATTGACGAATACAAGTATCTTTCATAAATCCCTTATTGTACATACAATCATCTAAAAGTATAAAGGCGGGTGATTCCTTTCCTTCTGAAATGAGGCGTTTCTGACGGTCAATTACTTTTTCTATAGTTTCTTTTGAATAGTCTCCGTATATGAAAAGTTCGGGTATAAAATTACGATAGTAATGATTACCATCTTCAGTGGCTGACATGACGACTCCTATGGGAATGTCTCTTTTATGGTACAGCAAGTCAGTCACAAGAGTACTCTTACCTGTACCACGTTTACCTATAACGACGCATACTTTGTCAGTTGCTACTTTTGTAGGGTCGAATTTTCTCAATTGGATATTCGTAGTCATCACTCTCTAGTGTAACTTAGTTTCTTTTTTTTCACGGAATAACTCAGAGGGATGAGTGTATATCTTGCTACCCGAGGAATGCAGGATTATTTCCTCACAGAAAAGCCAGATTTTACGTTTTTTACTACAGAATATACCAAAGACATTGCACATATAACGAGTACAAATGAGATTCCTTTCGATTCTGGGGCTGGAACTATAGCGACATTGCCTATGAATGGTGATTATATATCAGAAATAACTCTTAAAGTTACTTTACCGGTATTAAAGCAGCCTAGTAATTATTGGACTTTTTTGGGCACACCGCCAAGTGGATTCGTTACATTTTATCAAAATAATTATGACACCCCAATACTTTCTATAAATTCCACGAAATATCTTTCGTATATATCACCTGATGGTAACTTTCTATTCAATTTCACAAAAAAGGTTACTACCCAAACCATATCAAGAACTGCATTTTCAATAGTAGTATATGGAAATAATTTTTACTTATTAGATATTGATGGTACGATAAACAAAAATAATACTACTTTCGTGAGTCTAGGAACTATAGTTGCCACATCGGCATATATGACTATTAGTAAAAATGGTTCGTACATTTATGTTACAGATTACTATGGAGGGAATGTTATAAGAATAAATACAAATGATATGAGTTCCAATCCCGTTTATGTCTTTGCGCTCCTAGGTCCGACCAGTATATCAATTGATAACAATGGAATAATGTATGTTCTTTGCTCGTATAATGGAGCATATTCAGTTGTTAAAATAAATACGTCAAATCCATTTGCTGGTACTAAACTTAAAACTATAAACTTGAGCTCTACTTATCGTATATTAGTAGTAAATTTTACGGGCACATATGTTTACGTATTGGCACAGGACAATTCTATAACAAGAATAGACACAACTACATACGCAGTAACTTATAATTTTATACCAGCTGTAACACCTTTGTATATTTCCGATATGCAGATAGATTCTACAGATACTCTGTATTTTTCTGATTACTATGGAGGTACTATTATATCTGTTTCAATCCAGTCTGGTACAGTAACTACTAATTATATAATATCTTTATCATACCCCGTTTCATTTTCAATTAGTTCTGGGGGCTCCTTTTATGTACTTGGGCAGAATCAATTATATTTCCAAAATATTTCGCCAGGTAATACACCTATAGATTATGTTATTTTCGATAATATAGATATTGCACATTATTATTGTTTTACTAATCTCACATATCAATTATTTGGGGGATATTATAAATATTCGTTATCTACGTCCACTTCAACTATTTCTAGTACAAGTTATTTGGGCCAGTGTGGATGGGCTCATTTAGTAACAAATGAACTTATGAAAAACCCAGAGGGAATGGTAACAAGCCCGGATGGAACTTTACTTTATTTTTTGGACTCCGGAAATTCAACTATTCGCGTAATGAACACAGCTAGCCCAAATGCTGTTACGACTATAGCTGGTAGTGCGGGAATTACTGGATCTGCCAATGGGGCCGGAACAAATGCGAGGTTTTATAGCCCTCAAGGACTTGCAATAAACTATGCAGGTGCTTTTTTATACGTGGCAGATACTTTCAACTTTACTATTAGACGTGTATTAACCGGGTTTCCTTACTATGTAGAGACTATAGCCGGCATTGCGGGAACTCGAGGATCCAATAATGGTACATTAGGCACTTCCACATTTTTTTACCCTCAATCGCTCGCAATAAGCCCCGATGGATCAAGTGTATACGTAACAGATACGTTTAATCATACTATTAGGAAAATAAGTACATCGGGAAATTATCTGGTAAGTACCAT